GGTTTTAAAAAGTCTTCAAAACTTCACAGAAACTAATAGAGAGGAGGCCGAAACTCGTGCCAAAGCGTAAGGCTGTGGAGTCTTCTGACCAATCTGGAATGATGAGACCGCCTTTATCGCCAGAGGCAAGAGAGAATCAGCTAATTACTTTAGCTACCGATCTTGCTGAGAAGCAATTGAGAGAAGGGACCGCCTCCTCTCAGCTCATTACACACTATTTGAAACTCGCTACCGCAAGAGAGAAGACTGAGAGAGAGATTCTCGAACTCCAAAAGGAATTGATCAAGGCAAAGACTAAGAGCTACCAGTCGAATGAAGAGATGAAAGCTCTTTACGCCGATGCACTTGATGCAATGCGGCGGTACCGAGGCGATGGTGGCCGAGATGAGGATTAGAACTTACTCCGAATTGGTCAGACTTCCAACTTTTGAAGAGCGTTATCGATATTTACGATTAAATGGGAAAGTCGGGCAAGACACTTTCGGATTCGATCGAATATTTAACCAAATGTTCTATCGATCTATCGAGTGGAGGTCATTACGCGATGAGATAATCATTCGTGACAATGGCTGCGACCTCGGAGTTGAGGGATACGAGATCCCAGATGGGGTTAGTATCTACATTCATCATATGAATCCAATTTCTTTGGACGACATCCGAGATTATACGGACTATCTCATGAATCCAGAGTACCTGATAACGACGATTCATAGAACGCATAATGCGATACATTATGGGGACGAAAACTCACTTCCGAAAGGACCTATCGAGCGAAGGAAGAACGATACTTGTCCCTGGAAACGGTGATAAAGGAGGGATAATGTGGATAGTATACTTCTGTCGATCAAAAGGTTGCTCGGTGTTAGCGAAGATTGCGAGCATTTCGATGACGAGATCATCATGCACATCAATTCCGTGCTTGTGATCTTGAATCAGCTCGGGGTCGGTCCTCCTGGCGGTTTTATCGTCACAGATACTCGACAAACTTGGAGCATGTTTGTTCCCAATCGAACCGACATCGAGTTTATCAAGACATATGTCTTCATGAAGGTGAAACTCATCTTCGACCCTCCTCAGAGTTCTTCTGCGATCGAGTCCATGAATAGGGTGATCAGCGAACTTGAGTGGAGAATCAATGTCGCTGTTGATCCTGGAGAAACTACGGAAGGAGAGGAGGAAGAAACGAATGGGTGAAAATGTTCTCGCCCACTACGGCATTCGTGGTATGAAGTGGGGCGTTCGCCGCTATCAGAACAAAGACGGTAGTTTGACTGCCGCCGGAAAGAAGCGATATTCGGGCGACGGCGGAAATGCCGGTACCACAAAAAGCACGACGAGCTCGTCTTCCGGGAGAAAGAAAGTTTCCGAGATGACTGATGATGAGCTGAACAGAGCTGTTCGCAGACTTCAGCTTGAACAGCAGTATCGGCAGTTGAATCCCGAAAAGGTTTCCGCCGGTCAAAAATTTGTGAACAAGGTCGCAAAGGATGTGATTATTCCGGCGGCCACAACGGTTGCTCGCAATGCTGTTCAGAAGGTTATGCAGGATGCGGTCAGCAAAGCGCTGAAGACCGACATTAAGATCGACAACGACAACAAGAAGAAGGACAAGTAAGGTGAGACATTATGGCATTATCTAACACTGCCGTCCCAAAATACTACGGCATGTTTCGTGATGCCGTAATTCGAGGAGAGATTCCGGTTTGCAAAGAGATCGAGATGGAGATGAATCGCATTGACGAACTCATCGCAAATCCGGGAGTCTACTATGACGACGAAGCTGTTGAGGGGTGGATTGCTTATTGTGAAGCAGAGCTCACCTTAACTGACGGCTCTGACGTAACGCTTCTCGATACTTTTAAACTCTGGGGCGAGCAAGTATTTGGTTGGTACTACTTCGAAGATCGAAGTGTTTACGAGCCTTATCCAGATGGTCATGGCGGTCATTACGTCAGAAAGTCCATAAAGAAACGTTTAATTAACAAGCAATACCTAATCGTCGGCCGAGGGGCCGCAAAGTCTCTTTACGATTCATTCATACAGTCGTTCTTCAACACGGTTGACCTCACGACGACCCATCAGATTACGACTGCGCCGACGATGAGACAAGCCGAAGAGGTTATGTCTCCGATCCGAACCGCAATCATTAGATCGCGCGGTCCTTTGTTTAAGTTTATGACGATGGGTTCCTTGCAGAATACAACCGGTTCCAGGGCAAATCGCCAGAAGCTGGCCGCCACTAAGAAAGGAATCGAGAATTTCATTACCGGCTCTCTGATTGAAGTTCGCCCGATGTCGATCGATAAGCTGCAGGGGCTTCGCTGTAAGATAGCGACAGTTGACGAGTGGCTTTCCGGTGACATCCGAGAAGATCCAATCAGTGCTATCGAGCAAGGTGCTTCGAAAGTCGATGACTGGCTGATCGTTGCAACCAGCTCAGAAGGTACAGTCCGAAACGGGAGCGGCGATACAATCAAAATGGAGTTGATGAAGATCCTGAAAGGCGACTACATCAACCCTCATGTTTCGATTTGGTGGTACAAGCTCGATTCCGTTGACGAAGTCGGAGATCCTGAGATGTGGCTGAAGGCCAATCCGAATCTCGGAAAGACTGTCAGCTATGAAACTTATCAACTTGATGTCGAAAGAGCGGAAAACGCTCCTGCGGTTCGCAATGACATCCTAGCAAAACGCTTCGGCCTTCCGATGGAGGGCTATACGTATTTCTTCACATATGAAGAAACTCTTCCCCATCGCAAACGAGACTTCTGGAACATGCCTTGCGCAATGGGCGTGGACCTTTCTCAAGGCGATGATTTTTGCGCATTCACATTTTTGTTTCCGCTTTCAAATGGATCGTTCGGCATCAAGACTCGAAATTACATTAGCTCTCTTACGCTGATGAAACTTCCAGCGGCTATGAGAGTTAAGTATGACGAGTTTATGGCCGAGGGTAGTTTGATTGTGTTAGAGGGGACCGTTCTCGATATGATGGAGGTTTATGAGGATCTTGACCACCATATTACCGAGATCGGCTATGACGTTCGATGCGTTGGGTACGATCCATACAATGCAAAAGACTTTATTGAGCGTTGGAGCTCTGAAAATGGACCGTTCGGCATCGAAAAAGTTATTCAAGGCTCGCGAACCGAGTCTGTTCCTCTTGGCGAGCTCAAGAAGCTTTCCGAACAGCGGATGCTTCTCTTTGACGAGGATGTTATGACCTTCGCAATGGGTAACTGCATCGTCATGGAGGACACAAATGGCAACCGGAAACTGTTGAAGAAGCGTTACGAGGCTAAAATCGACTGCGTGGCTGCTATGATGGACGCCTTTGTCGCTTATAAATTGAATAGAGATGCGTTTGAGTAAAGGAGGGCTAAAGGTGAGTCATGTACCAGGGTGAAACTATTACGACCACCATTAAGGATCTCCCAATTCCTATCTCCGAGGTAGAGAACCTTTATCTTATCTTCGCAAACAGATCTGGAATCATTTTGGAGAAAACACTTAAGGATTTTAAGATCGGAGAAAACGAGATCGAGGTTCGATTGACACAAGAGGAAACTCTCAAGTTCCCGATTGGTATGATCAATAGATCTTTGATCGTGATCGCCAAAGATGGGTCTAGATTTGAATATGACCCTTGCGAGATCCGATGTGGTAGAACTGCAAAAGACGAGGTGCTGTCATGAATGATACTTACTGCGCCTATGATACTGGGCAGAAACCGAGTTTCAGCACAGAAGTAAAACCAGAGGTCGGGACCGATCTTCCTACCGTCGGTCCTAATGATAACGGAAAAATTCCTATGGTCGTGGACGGTCAAGTTGTATGGGTAGATCCTGCGACTATTTCCGGTCTTGTATCTTCTGCGGAGATTTCCGTTATTAAAGTTCTGGATAAGGAAGAGTATGACTCTTTGGAAGTTAAGAGTCCGACAACTCTTTATTGCATTCGGGGGTGATAGCATGATCAACGTTGGAGACGAGTTGATTAAGGATCTCTTTGTTGGCGAAATGGGGATCAAAACCGTCGCTATCGGTAGTGATGTTATCTACACTCGACCTGGCGGATATCTTTATTTAGAACTTGATACTAAGGAGGAAGATTGAGAATGGCAAGTTATTTTAACCTTACACTGGACACTACCGCCCCGTCTGGCCTAACTCTACAGATTAACGATGGCGCTCTGTATGCAACCAGTACAGCGGTAACGCTGAAGATTTCTGTTTCTGATGAGCAGACCACCGGCTACCAGATGAAGATTTGGGGCATTGACGGAGTGGCTGACGAAGGCTCTGCGAGCTGGGAGAATTTTGCAACCAGCAAGAGCGTCAACCTTACCTCTGGCGATGGCCTCAAAACAGTGTACATCAAGGTGCGGGACGATGTGGGCAACGAAAGCGCCCAGGTTTCCGATACCATCACCCTGAACACCGCTGTTCCTGTGGTCACCATTACCGGGCCTGACAAGTCGAAGATTTCTAAGGTTTCTGGCTTCAATACTGCTATTATCAACTTCACCGCTGACGTGAAGTTTGAGGAGTACAAGGTGTGCGTGGTTCCCGCGAACAACAGCACACAGGATGCTGGCGTAATTATCGGGACCACCAATGGGTCTCAGAACACCTCCGGCTCCGATGGGAACTATCCCGCCTCTGAGAATATCCAGGTTACCATCACCGGCGCTGACCTAGAGGCCGCATCTTCTGGAGACGGCGTGAAGATTGTCAAGGTGTTCGTAAAGAACGCCGCCGGGACCTGGAGTGTGGCGTAATGGCCGCGCCGGGGCTTACGTTCTCTGTTGACAAGACAAAGATAGGTAATCAGCCGGGGTTTGACCATCTGACGGTTACTTTCCAGGCCGACTTAGCCTACACCGAATTTGAGTGCAGGGCTACAAAGGTCGGTGAGGAGTACGGCGTGGGGAAGGGTGCTCTTGTGGCATCCTTCTCCACTACCCCGGCAAACACGCAGAGAACGTTTGAGGTCTATGACGATTACCTAGTGCAAGGCGATGGTGAATATAGGATTTCCCTGTTTGCCAAAGGCCAGGATGGAAGCTGGAACGACAACTATTATTATATCCCTATTGGCAGTTCCATGTACATCTGTGCGGATGGTAAGCCCTATCTTTGCATGAGGGGGGATTAAGATGCCCGACGGATATAACGGCGCATACACAGGCCAGCAGATTGACGCGGCGATTGCTAAAATAAATTCGATTGGTGATATTCCGACCATTTCCCTGGCGTCCGCGACCCTGTACAGCGGGAGCTGGACTCTGAGCGGTGGGAAGTATGCGCAGACGGTTCAGATCTCCGGCGTGACGGCAAGCGCCAGGCTGATCCTCCCCGACCCGGATACGCCGGGCGACGACCAGCAGGCCGACGATGAAGTGCTCCAGGCATGGGGCGCCGGGCCGGCAAAGATAGCGCCGTCGGTCGGGAATGGAACGGTGACGTTCTACAGCTGGACTCAGCCGACGATTAACATCCCCATTCAGGTGGTGGTGATCACATGATTCTGCTCAGACGGCGGGCGCTGACAGGCGGGGATATGCCCAGCCCCGGCCCCGGCCCAACACCGGGCGGGAGCGCCGCCGGGGATCTTTTGGTGGGCCAGACGGTGGCTATCAAGGAGTCCGGAACTCCGATCCCCTATCTGGTGGTTCACCAGGGCAATCCGGACGCGGGGTTCTATGACGCGAGCTGTGAGGGAACCTGGCTCCTGCGGCAGGAAATCGTGGCGATGAAAATCTATGGATCATCGCGGTTTTATGCAGATTCGATGATGCCCAATTATTTGAATCCTGATATCGCCGGCACTCCTTTGTCCGGGTTGGACAATAAGGTAAAAAATTCCATGAAAACGGTGAAAATTCCCTACCATGCGTCAACCGGCGATATTATGTCCGGAGCAAATGGCCTCTCTTGCCGGGCGTTCCTTCTGAGCCCCATGGAGTATGGGGATGGCAACTATTTGATGCCGGTCGACGGTGTGACGCTGGACTACTTCAAAGGCGGAGGCGCCGCCAATCGTATTGCTTATTATGAGGGAGAGCCGGCGAGACATTGGACAAGGTCTGACAGGTTGGAGGGCTTTACGGTATGGGTCGTCTCGGAAAACGGCACATTTATATCGTTAAGCGCCTCTTATTCGTGTGGGGTCCGTCCCGCCTTTATCCTTCCCTACGATTACCAGTTCGAGGAATCGGAGGTGAT